AATTTCATTCACTGCCTGCAAGGGATTGTAAAACAATGCATGACGTCCATGATGCTGGGCTTGCGTAATGGGATCAGGGTCAGCAGTGTGTCTAATTTCTACAATGGGATTATTCCAGTACATAGTTCTACTTAGTAAATATCACAATGGACCACACTGTATTTTTCAATCAAACACTGACCAGTCTTGGTTATGACCTAGTGCCAGTTTATAACTGTTTTGATTTGGGCTATGACCCAGTACAAGGTTGGCCACTCAAATTACCAGATGTAAACTTTGCACACAACACCTTGTTGCTATTGCATTTTCAAGACTTTGTTACGCCCACTGATCGCGGTTGCATTGAGTTAGATCGTGTGGAAGAAAAATATGGATCCTATGCCAAACAAGTGTTGGTGACATTTTGGAGTCATGGACTAGATCAAGTGTACCAAGGGCCAGTAAACTTAATTGAGTTCAGCAGTCACAACATACAAACCATACAAGGGGCACTGGCAACACAGCATCAATGGCAACCGTTTTTTGATCAGCCACGCACCCAGGCCTGGCAATGTCTTAACGGGCGTATGTGTTTGCATCGTCGACGAGTTGTTGACCAGTTACTGAAGTTTGATAATGGTATCCTGAGTTATGGCAATGAAATTGCCTTGCCCAAATGGAGCTACCAAACCTACAGAGGCACTGAGAATCATGACAATTTTGTGCGCCTGGCACTATTGTACGCACAGTCAGCAGTGAACATTGTAACTGAAACACAGTATGATGCTAGACCCGGTATAGTGACTGAAAAAACGCTTCAAGCCATGATAGCACAGCAGATTCCCGTGGTAATTGGACACCCAGGCATTGTGCAGGATTGCCGTGAGCTGGGGTTTGATATGTTTGAAGATCTGGTAGATTGCAGTTATGATTGGGCACCCAATGATAATCGTGCAGAACTGGCCATCAAGCTCAACCAAGATCTTATACAGGGACGCATTGATTTAGCACCGTATCAAGCTAGACTAGCGGCTCAGCGGGACTTTGTGTTGCATCACTATAGCCAGCGTTGTTTTGACAACTTTACAGCACAGGCTCAGCGCCTAGGTACGATTTAAAAACAACATCCACTTTTCTAGATCACCGTACATGGCCAACATCATGGCCTGCTGACTGCCAAACAAAACAATTTGCGGATTTTTACCAATTTTGATGTAGTAAGGACAATCTAATTTTTTGTCCAAGGTCAGCAAGTGACTGGGCCTGGCTACCAAGTTTGGTGGAACATCAAATGAGTAGGTTTCAAAATCCCAAGTGCTCAAGGCCATGTATCCAGCATTGGTCAGTCTAAATCCGCCGCCCTCTCTAAAGTTCATCCACCATGATTTACACGCTTCTTCATAAGTGGGACGATCTTCTTCAGGTAGACCCTCCAGTATACGAGTTGTGATGTCCTGTTTGTTGATCACGGTATGTCACGAAATTGTTCACGTCGAAAATATTGTTGGTCTCTTGAAATGGTAGCGCCACCACATTCAGTCTGGCAGATCCTCATGGGATCAGTTTGCCATCTGTCACTTACTTTGTGCATTAACGGCAACACAGTGTCCAAACCTCGACTAGCATGATATTGTGCAAAGTCGCCCATGACTCCGTGTATCTGTTCCATGGCATGATCGGGGCGGTCTGGGCCATAGGCAGCTTCTGCAAAATAAGGACAAGGCATAATGTGTCCTTGTGCAGTAAGAAAGATATCGTCACGACGCAGTGATGTACATTGCACAGCACCGGCACCACGAGCAGTAATGCCTTTCCAGGACTTGGGCGGTTTGATCCAGTTGATTGGTCTAATGGTTTGTCGGTTACTGGTTTTTACTTGAAAAAAACTAAAGCCCATGTTCTTGGCCAAGTTTCGGGCTTTGATCACTTGATGTTCGTTATGTCCAAACACTAAGTATCCCCAAATTGCAGTGCCTCCGGCGTCGATAAATGCTTGAGCATTCTCCATGATTTTTTTCCATACCGTGCGTCTACGATAGATGTGATTGGTGTCCTCTAGTCCATCAATGTTAAAAGCCACATAGTTGTTTTTGTTTTTTGGCGAGGCAAACAATTCAGCCAACTCGGCCCACCAAACGGGTGTGCGAGTGCTGGCATTGGTATCCATTTGAAATAAAATATCAGGGTTGATACTGCGTATCCATTTCAACATGGGTATTAGATCTTGAGCCATGGTAGGTTCTCCATGACTGCCGCAGAGCTTTATCTGTGTGAGGTGAGCAATATACTCAGGAGTCAGTAAACGTTGCAGTTCAGGTAGATCAATTGTGGCTTGCGGTAAAGATGGATTTTCTTGAATTCCCAGTACAGGATCATCGTCAAGATATCGATTGCACTGTGGGCAGGCACTGTTGCATTGTGTGGAAAAATCTATGGTCAGACGACGTGGAATGTGATCAAACATTGGTCAAGGATAAACTTTTTCGCCAACAGTCAACAACACCACTGTGAACTTGTCTGTTTTAAATTGTGTATTGAGCTTGCGAGCTAAATTTTTGGCATGCCCAGGATTGGAGAAGCTAACTTTTTTATATTTGGGACCAGGAAATGATGTCAACAAATTTGATGTTTTTAAGTTAATGGGCTTGGACTCATAGAACACCGCCCAAACACCTTCGCTGGCCAACACTTGCTCAGTTTTATATGTTTGTTTGTTAGTGTGTTCTATCAACACATTTGGCTTTGGTCTACTCATCGTTATCTCCGTAGTTTATTTATCTAATAAACTAGGGGCTTTTGAAGTCACCACCAGTCAATTCCACAGTGATAACTTCAGGTGCAGTAGTGTGTTGATCACGCATACCTTGCAATGCCAGCAACAGTTTGGTTATGTCTGCATGCAGATCTTTGGCATCACGCATGCTCATAGTAAAATCTTTAAGACCCCTAGACTCATGTGCTTTGATGTTGTCAACAAATCGGTTAATGTGCAAGCTCATGAGAATTTATTAAATGTAGCATTCTTTTTCAAGAATGGTTTGAGATCAGGAGGAGTCCAACCTACAGGTTTGAGTACCTTGCCATCCTCACGTTTGCGAACCTTGCCAGTGTCTCGGTCAATCTTGGCAAAGTTAGTTTTCATAACTTCTTTCCAAGCACCTTCGGCATCTGCGCCCATACTGTGTAATGCACCAATAGTAACAACCAAAATGTCGATAAGTGCATCAACAGTTTCGACTTGGTCGTGTGCTGTGATTGCATCAGCCAATTCGTTGGCTTCTTCTTCAATCAATGTAACATACAAGTTAAATTGATCTTTGTTAAACTCGTTGACACTTTGGTCGCAAGCCTTCATAAATTTTTCTTGATCACGAAACGGATTGGTCACGTGCCTGCTCCTCAGTATGAAATGGTCCTTTGAAAGGATATCGTTCTAACACAATTAGTTTGGGATTACGAGCAATCTTCCATGTACGATGTTGCTTTACTGTGTACCAACCGGCAGCAAACCATGATTTAGATTTGGTAGTCTTTGTAAACAGTGGCAATTTTAGTTGTACGTTCCACATGCCATTGTGAGATTTGCATCCAGTGTCATAACCATGCACCTGATTGGGCAAAGGCTTTGTGGGTTTTTCTGCTGGTTCAAACTCTACATTCTCCTGGCGCCTAAGCATGGGAATGGTTTTGTAACTGGCAATCTTGTTTTGTATGGTTATTTGGTAACCGTCAGCACTGGCTTCAATGTTGCCAACTTTCTGGTCATCTTGTTTGAGTATCCAGTATTGATTGTCAATTACCGGTTTTGCTACGATCATTTTAATGCTCCTTGATATGTTTGATTCAGCCAGCGCCCAATTGGTTCAGCTTGGTCACTGAGCTTGGTAAGTTCGTATTTGCCACAGAACTTTAAGAAATGTGCGCCTACCATGCCTATGTCTTTGTTACTGATTTGTTCACGGACCACAGCATCCACAACATCTTTTATGTCTTGTGGTTGTGCTGTAAGATCAATTAGTTCACAGTTACGTTCATAATCTTCTAAAACTTTGTGCTCAACCGCTTCGTGATCCATCCAACGTTGCAACATGAGATTGTTCCAAGAATAGCCTTTTTTATCACGATCCTCAAAGGCTTCTGTGAGTCCAACTTGATTCTTGGTGCCTTTCACACGCACACCAGGATAGGCCGAAAACACATTGTCGCCTGGATCGCCACGCATGCACTTCAAGAACAGCACCCATTTCTGATAGTCAGTTGGAGCCACAAAGTCTTTATCAGCTTTGCCTACTTTGATCTTGGAATTGCTTTCAATTGTAAAGCTCAATTTGTTGCCTTTGGCATCTGTTACGCCATCAACACTGAACAGGTGATCGTTTATACCATTGTATAATTGACAATTGGGTGCAACCAACTGAACG